AAAGAAAAGCTAAAAAAGTTGCACATTTTAGAAATACTGGCGAGGTAATGGCAACATTGCCACAACCTAAAACAAGAGAAGAACTTTCTAAAGTTGCACAAGTTGGAGAAAGAACTTTAGCTAAAGTAAAAAAAATACAAGCACAAGCAAGTGAAGAAGTAAAAGCAAAACTATCTACTGGCGAAGTAAGTATTAATGCAGCTTATCAAGACATAAAGAAAGAAGAAAAGAAACAACAATACAAGGCAAATGTTTTAAAATCAAGGGTTAATCCAAGTGTGACTGATAATATAAAAAATGGCGATAGTTTGGAAATATTAGAAAAATTAGAAGATAAATCTATTGATATTGTTTTGACTGACCCACCTTACGGAATTAGTTACATATCTAATCGTTCTATGTTTGACAATGCTGTTACAAAACGTGGTTTATTAAACGATGAAAAAAATAAAGCATTAGATTTGTTAGATAAAACCTGTGAGATATTACAAAGAAAAACTGCAGAAAACTCCCACCTTTATTTTTTTTGTAGCTGGAATGTATTTAGTTCTTTTGAATCAATTATTAATAAATACTTTACAATTAAAACACCTATTATTTGGGATAAAGGAAATAAAGGTGCAGGAGATTTAGAGAATGATTGGGGTAATCAAACCGAAATTATAATATATTGTAGTAAAGGAAAAAAAATAATAAATAAAAGAAGAGGTAATATACTAAACGTATCAAGGTTACATTCTTCAAAAATGGTGCATCCCACACAAAAACCAATAGAACTAATAAAAGAAATACTTAAAGTTTCTATGACAGAAGGTGATTTTATAGTCGATCCTTTTATGGGGTCTGGTAGCACAATTAAAGCTGCTAATGAGTTAGGTCTAAAAAGTTTAGGAATTGAATTAGATAAAGAAATGTTTTATATAGCAAATGATTTTATAAATGTATAATGTCAGACATCTTGAAAATAAATTTTTAGATGAAATAAAAAAACATATTATTCTCGCTTTACCAAAAATTACTTATGTTAATTTCAGACAAAGCACACCAATCGAAGATAAAAAACTTAGTTTTGATATGATTTTTACATCAAAATTTAAAATATCAATTAGAATTAGAAAGCATAAATATTTATATTTTAATGATTTGACAATAAGAAGTAAATCAAAAAATAATAAAAAAACAGAAATCCATAAAATTATGCATAGCGAAGTACAAATATATTTTTATGCTTATATGAATGAAGAAGAAGATTCGTTTGTAAGAATTAGAATTATAGATATAAATGCAATTAAAGAGTTAACAAAAAAAGGTAAGTACAAAAACAAAAAAAACTCTGATGGTACAGAATTTTATACATATTTGTTTAGTGAAATAGAAAAAGAGAATGGTAATATATACAAATATGATCTAAATAAATAAATATATGAATAGAGAATTAAAAATAGCACAACAGATAAATAGATATACTCAATTAAACCTTTTTGAGAATACAAGAAAAAGAGAATATGTAGAAGCTAGGTCTTTACTTTGTGTAATATTAAATAAGTATTTTGATTATGGTTTGAATAAAATATCAAAGTTTTTCAAAGACAATAACAAAACAATGCATCACGCAACAGTTCTGCATTTAATTAGATCGTTTGATGTCTATAAAAAATACAATAAGAATTTAGACAAATGGTTAGAAGAAATCGTAGAGAATATCAATAGTGTAAGAAACGAACACAAAAGAACACTCATAAAACACAGAATAAAATATCTTACTAATAAAGACATAGACGAACTGGCATTATATACAGAAGATATGTATAACAAAGTTTTAGAAAATGAAAATTAACAAAATATACAACGAGGACTGTTTGAAAACAATGTCTAAGATGCCAGACAATTATATTGACGTATCAATTACATCACCTCCTTATAATATCGGTCAGGGTAGAAAAAACGGACAAAGTAAAAAAATTTTAAAATATGATTCTTACAATGACAACTTAAAAAAAATAGATTATTTCAATAAAACTAAAGTTTGGATTGACGAATTATATAGAGTAACAAAACATCACATTTTTTATAATATACAAGAAATTAAAGGAAATAGAGGTATAATAAACTTTTTATATCAGGAATACAACGATAAAATCAAAGAGGTTTTTATATGGGCAAAAAGAAATCCACCATCTAATATAAATGATAAAGGTGTTTCCAGAGGTTATGAATTTATATTTTGTATATCCAAAGACAGACCTGATGTATCTGTTTTTTCTCATTGTAATTTTAGTAATTATAATGGAGACTATGTAAAAAATATTCTTATTAAATCAGTAAATACAGATCAAGAAACAAAACAACATAACTTTGCTTTTCCTCTATGGTTACCAAGATATTTTATCAATTATTTTTCTAAAAACAATGACTTGATTTACGATCCATTTATGGGTGTAGGCACAACTGCCTGTGCTAGTTTAGATTTAGATAGAAATTTTATTGGAAGTGAGATTTCAGAGCAATATACAAAAATAGGTAACAAAAGGTTGTTGAAATATAAGAACCAAATGCAATTGTTTAAAAATTAATTTTATTTTTCGATATATAGATATACAAAAGATTAATTAATTAATTTATATTAATTCTATGGATGGCAGAAAAAACAATGGAGGACACTCCACAAAAGGTAGGGCAGGTAGAAAACCAAAGACTGAAGAAATACAACTTATAGAAAAACTTACACCTTTAGAACCATTAGCTTTTGAAGCACTTAAAGAAGGTTTGAAGAATAAAGACTTTAAGTTTGTACAATTGTATTATAATTACGTTGCAGGTAAACCAAAAGAAACAAAAGACATCCACGTAAACGAAGATGTACCTTTATTTATTGACTAATGTTCAATCAAACACAAGCTGTAAAAAGATTAAGAAAATTAGATAATAGAATAAAAATAATACGTGGAGGTTCATCGGCAGGGAAGACAGTTGCAATTCTTATGATACTAATTGACTATGCAATTAAGAATCCATACAAAGAAATAAGTGTAGTAGCAGAAAGTATCCCACACTTGCGTAGGGGAGCTCTAAAAGACTTTCTAAATATACTTAAGGTAACGCTTAGGTACGATGAAAGAAAGTTCAACAAGAGTACTTTAAAATACGAATTTAGTAATGGTAGTTACATAGAATTCTTTAGCACAGATCAACCAGATAGACTAAGAGGTGCAAGGCGTACAGATTTATTTATAAACGAATGTAACAACATCGACTTTGAATCTTACCAACAATTAGCAGTAAGAACGTCAGGTGATATATGGCTCGACTATAATCCTGCAAATTTATTCTGGGTAGATAAAGAACTTATAGGACAAAAAGATACAGACTTCATCACACTTACCTATAAAGACAATGAAAGCTTACCTGAATCTATTATAAGAGAAATAGAGAAAGCAAAGATAAAAGCAAAGACAAGTACATACTGGTCTAACTGGTGGAAAGTATATGGTCTTGGAGAAATAGGGAGTCTTGAAGGTGTTTGTATTCCTGATTGGAAAAGTATTGATAATATTCCTTATGAGGCAAGGCTACTTTGTGGAGGACTCGATTTCGGATTTGCAGTAGACCCCAGTACTATTATTTTTTTATACAAGTGGAATGATTCGTATATCTTTGATGAAGTGCTTTACAGAAAGGGTATGTTAAACAGAGACATAAGTAGATTCTTAAAAGACAATAACATCACCACGCATTTGTGGGCAGATTCAGCAGAACCAAAAAGTATAAGCGAGATCAGAGCTTACGGACATAAAATAGCTGGGGTTTCAAAAGGTAGGGATTCGGTAATATATGGCATCAACTTAATAAACCAAAACGAAATATATGTAACCTCCAGGTCAAAGAACTTAATAAAAGAATTACAGGGTTATGTATGGGCAAAAGACAAAGAGGGTAACAACATTCAGAAACCAACAGGGTCGCATCCTGATTGTATTGATGCAGCTCGTTATGCTTTAATGATGCAACTACAAAATCCCAACAGGGGTAAATATGCAATAAGATAAATAAATAAAATAAAAGTTATTAAATTTTGTTAATTAAATAAATAGTTGTATATTAGCAATGTAATTAAAACAAAGTATAATTTAAAACAAAACAAAATGAGTAAAACAATTGATACAAGTAAATGGTATATAATTAGAAACAACAAAGTTATATACATTAAAGATTTAAACAAAACAAAATGATAAACAAATTTTTACAACAAGACCCTAATAATTGGAAATGGTTAATCAGCTTTTATGTAGTTGGAACTATTATAGTATTACTCTTAACAATACAAATATGAAACAGTTTGGACAAATACTAAAACATTTATTTCTTCCAAAAGAAGAAGCATTTTGGATTAGAGTTAAAACCACTTTTCCAACAAGAAAAGAAAAAGAAGAATTTATTTACGCAACATTAAATCTTCTTGAAAGTGAAATTAAAATAAAATGATATGGCACATACACCCAATCCCTTTGAAAGCGTAGTATTTAACGAGGGTAGAATACAATTGAAAGTCAAAGAAATAAAAAAAGCAATACATCTTCTCAAAGATCACGGATATACAATTATTGATCTTGAAGGAAACTTTATTACAAAGCATAGTGAAATAGAGAAGGATGAATGAAGTTTTTTATTTTTGTTGTTGAAAGAGCGGTCAGAAATGGTCGCTTTTTTTTTGTGGGTAACTAAAATGCATAAATAATTTCGATATATATATATGAAAGTTAAAATAAACGTACCTAACGATCTATCGGAAATCAAACTTTGGCAGTATCAAAAGTTCTTAAAAATACAAAAAGAAAATACAGATGAACATTTCTTGGCTTCTAAAATGATTGAAATATTTTGTGGAATAGAACTGAAAGAAGCATACAAAATAAAAGCAAAAGATGTTTACAGGATTACAAATATCCTGGCAGATATGTTTGAACAAAAACCAAAACTAAGACAAAGAATAAAATTACATAACAATGAATATGGTTTTATACCAAATTTAGACGATATGACACTTGGAGAATATGTTGACTTAGACACTTATATTTCAAAATGGGATGAAATGGAGAAAGCGATGGCAGTATTATACAGACCCATTACACAAACATTTAAAGACAAATACAGTATCGAAGAATACGAAGCAATCAATCAAGACAAATACAAAGACATTACTTTAGATGTAGTTTTCGGTAGCATACTTTTTTTTTATCGTTTAGGCATAGACTTGTCGAAAGTTATGACAGTTTATTTGGACAAGCAAGACAAGGAGATGATCTCACAGCAGTTAGTCAGTTTGGGCAAAAATGGGGATGGTATTCATCAATTTACTCACTCGCTCAAGGGGATATTAGAAGACTTGAAAATATCACTCAACTAAATGTACATCAATGTTTGAATATGTTAAGTTTTATGAAAGAAAAAAGCGAGTTAGAATCACAACAAATAAAAAGTAAATATAAATGAGCAATCAAGGTATAAGAGGTTTTTATCAAGTTACAGATACAATCAAAACAAGTTTGTTAAGCGATCCAAACGTGAATACAGTAACCACAGGTGATATAACAGATGTTGATTTATCAAAACAAACAATATTCCCTTTAGCTCATATTATTGTAAATAATGTCACTACACAAGAACAAGTATTGGTATTTAATATTACAATTATGGCGATGGATATTGTAAACGAAAACAAAGAAGATACTGTAGATATTTTTACTGGCAATAACAATGAACAGGATGTACTAAATACACAGCTCGGTGTTTTAAATAAAATTATAAATCTTTTACGTAGGGGTTCTTTGTACACAACTAAATACCAACTAGACGGAGACCCAAGTTGTGAACCATTTTACGAAAGGTTTGATAATCGTATGGCAGGATGGGCTGCGACTATGAATATACTAATAGACAATGATTTAAGTAACTGTTAATGGAACTAAAAGAAACACGAGACTTATTGAACAGTTTTGCAAAATACGTTGTACAACAATCGAGAAGCAATCTAACTAAAAATGAAAAAAATGTAAGTAATAAATTACATAAGTCAATAGACTATGATTTAGACTTTAACTTTGATGGCTCTGGTTTTATACTACAATTTTTTATGGAAGAATATGGTGTGTATCAAGATAAAGGTGTCTCTGGTACAAAGAAAAAATATAACACACCTTTTAAATACACAAATAAATATCCAAATATAGGTGCATTGGACAGGTGGACTGTAAGAAAAAGTCAACTAAAGAAAAAAGTTAGAGATAGTAAAGGAAGATTTATTCCAAGAAAGTCGCTTGTCTTTTTAATTGCAAGAAAAATATTTTTAAGAGGTATCAAACCGAGTTTATTCTTTACCAAACCATTTGAGAAAAGATTTAAAACACTTCCCAAAGAATTAAAAGCTACACTTATAAACGACTTTGAAAAACAACTATAATGGCAATAGAAAAAATAAACATAAACAGTCCAGTATATTTAAAAATAGAAAATAGTAGTCTTGCATCTTGCAATCTTACTTTAGCAATTTATTCTGGTACTTTTCAGACAAGCCCAAGCACAACTTATGAACTTGTAAAAAATGAAGTAGGTAGTAACAACTATGTTATATTTGAAATAGGAGAACTTGTAAAAGATTATATTACTTACTCATTTTCAGGTTCTTTTGGTAGTAATGGTGTAAACGTATGGGTGCAAACTACTGCAACTCCAAAAAATAATCAAGGAACTGCTTTAGATGCAATCTCAACAATTATGTTAGCTTTTGATGGCGTAGGATATTTTGAAGAAGGTTTTACAACTACATCTTCTTCCAATAGTGCGACTACACAAACCCTAAATAGATTCAAAGGTAGTGTTACAAAGCTTATGAGTAACACAAAGATATTTAGAGAAAGTCAAGAAGTTTTGCAAATACCTGTTCTAGCAAATCTTAGTGTAAACTCTGGTTCGGATGTTTTGGCAGGTGCAACAACAGTAAACTTCAAAAACGGAAGTTCAACTGTTTCAAGTGTCACAGTACCAACAGGTGTTACATCTTCCGAAAGTGCAATAGCTTATGCTGCAAGTACAACTGCAACACTAACTAGTGTAGATATTGTAACTGGTGGTTCTACAGAAACAATTGAAGTAGAAGAACAACCTTGTAACAGATTCACAAACTTACCTGTAACATTTGTAAATAAATTAGGTGCATTACAAAAGGTAAACTTCTTTTTGAAATCAGTTGAAAGCGTAGCTGTACAAAGAGAAGAATTTAAATCAAACACTTTAACCACAGGTGCGACATATTCAATAAACGCACACCAATACAAAAACAGAAACATAAACAGTAGAGAAACGATAATCTTAAATACAGGATATGTAAATGACAGCTACAATCAAGTCATTGAAGAAATACTAACATCTAAAAGATGTTGGTTATTTAAAGACAATCAACATCTACCAATCATTCCACAAGATAGTGGCGTTACGTTCCAAACAAGTTTAAACGATAGACTTGCAAACTACACTATGACATTCAAATATGCGTTTGATAAAATAAATACGATTAGATAATGAATAACTTAGCGTTACTCATACCAGACATAAAAATAGATAATCCAAAGCCAGACCCAGATTTATGGAATACTACTAATATAAACTGGGAAAACGCATTTAGAATATGGAACGAGATTAATCTAATTACAGACATTGATTACCAAAGACTTGATTTATTTGACGATGAACAAGTATCACTTACACAGACAATACAAGATGTAAGAGACATAGAAAAAATATTTACAGATTTTAGTAGGTCATTTAGCTTACCTGCAAGTGCAAAAAACAATTTATTATTCAGACATTACTACAGAACAGACATCGTAGAAGACCTTGTAAGCGATGCAATATTCAATGCCAATACTAAGTTAAGAGCAATCATTGAACTAAACTATAAACGTTTCAAAAGTGGTTATATTGTATTAAATGGCGTAAAGTTAAAAAACAATCAACCAGAAAGTTACAATATTACATTCTTTGGAGAAACAGTAACATTAAAAGACAAAATAAAAGATAGAGTATTATCAAGCTTAGACTTTTCATCTTTTGACCACGCATATAGCGTTGCGAATGTAAAGCAGGGTGTAGAAAGTTTTGTAACTGCACTTGGAAACCAAACAGTATCAGTTGCATCTATTATATATCCTTTAATATCTCATACACAACGTTTTATATTTAACAGCGCAAGTTCTGATGGAGGTGTATTAACTACTCAAGACAGGTCAAGTACAACAAGAAACTTGTTTGCAAACGGAAGTCAAGCAACTTCTGGATCAGGAGCTACTGAAAGATTAGGAAGTACAAAAGGTTTTGTATTTAACGATTTGAAACCTGCCATAAGAGTTATTGACATAATAAGAATGATTGAACAAGACCCAGACATCGATTTAAAATTTAGTGATGATTTCTTTACTGATACAGGAATGTTTGGTGATTTGTATATGTGGCTACACAGAAACAAAGGTCAAATAGGTATCACACCAAGCAACGAATCAAACGTATCTAAAATTATACTGAATAACATTTCTAATTTTTCAGGTGATCTAACTACTTTCTTTGACCCAAGTCCGTTTGGTAGTTTTCCACAGTTTGATGGAGGTATATTTAGATTTAGAACAGGCGATCAGTTACCAGCAGTCACAGAGACTATGAAAATTGTTTGGACTGTTACGCCAAATACTTCAAGTGCTAAATTTACTGCAAAGCTTAGAAAAGCAGGTACAGGCGAAATTATAAGCGAAGTCCAATATACACAAGTAGGTAGCCTTACATTAACGCAAAATTTTGTAACAGTAAATACGAATTCTTTTGAGAAACATAATGTAGAATTTGTTATTGAGACTACAGAAACAACTTTAGTACTTACATATAGTTTGACCTTTCAAAGAGTTGTTACAACCAACACAGGCACAGTTACATCAAACCTAACTGCAGGATTGGTAGAACCAAACACACTTGTTGAAACAATCTTTGTAACAGATAACATTCCTGAAATAAGTATTTTATCTTTTCTTACAGGACTATTCAAAATGTTTAATCTAACTGCATTTATTGAAGATGACCCAAGTAGTGCAGACTTTGGAGATGTAGTAGTTAAAACTTTAGATAGTTTTTATGCATCAGGTTCGAGTCGAGACATAACAGACTTTGTAGATACATCAGAAGGAGAATCAAACTTTAGTGTACCTTTCAACGATGTTGAATTTAAGTTCTCAGACCCAGAGACTTTTGGTGCTTTCTTTTTTGAGAAAATAAATAACAGACAATTAGGAAGTGTAAAAGCAAGGGATGCTAACAATAGTGGTCGAGACCCAAGACTGAACAGAGGACAAGACTACAGAATAGAACTGCCATTTGAAAAAATGTTTTTTGAAAAACTTAAAAATGGTGCAGATCAATCTGACACTACAATTGGCTTTGGATATTTTGTAGATGACAATCAAGACCCAGTAGTAAACAATCCCCTTATGTTTTTTAGAGCAAGCACAAGGGGTACAACAATACAGATGCAAGATGGGACAAGTGTCGGTAGTCCTGCATCACTTACCACATTTAATAGAGCATCTAACTTTAGAGTTGGTACACAAAGCGTAGAAATATCAATAAGCGCAAGTGAATCAGGTGCAGTTAGTTTTACGTTTGTAGAACCTGATACGTTTGTAACTACAGCTACATCTGTTAGTCCTGGTGCGACATCTACGTTGAATCCTATTGTAACAGGTAGTTTACTTAGAACATCGGCAGTCGCAAGTGAATCTAACGTTACTACTACATTTTCAACAGTAACAACAGGACAAACACTAAACTTTGGTAACGAGGTTGACCCATTCGTACCAACAATAGAAAACAATACATTATTCGAAAGCTTTTATAAAAAATATATTAGAGATGTCTTTAGTTACAACAGAAGACTTGTAAAAGTAAATGCAATACTACCACAAAAGTTTTTGCTTAGATATAAACTAAGTGATACAATTGTAGTAAACAATACAGAATTTTATATAAACAAAATAAGCACAAACTTACAAACGGGAAAAAGTACATTAGAGTTATTAACTAAAATAAATACAATATCATAATGTTGCAGGGAATATTACAATTATTAGAAATGGCAAATGGAGAAACAGAGAATATTCGTATTGCACAGGGCAAGTATAAACTACCTGAGACTTTTAGTGAGGGTTTTAAACAAATTAAAAATGAGATAAAATGGCTGAAAAAATAATAATAGACTTAGAAGCTAAAACTGATGCAGCAGTTAATGAAATAAAAGAACTAAAAAAACAAATAGAGGTTCTAAATAAAGAAATTGCAGACGGAAACAAACAAACAAAAGATGGACTTGCAGATGTCGAAAAGGCATCACAAAAAACAGCAAAAGGTGTAAAGGGAATTGCAGTAGGATTGGGTGCATTGGGTGTTGGTTTAGTTGTAGCTGCATTTAAAAAACTTGTAGAGGTATTTAATGAAAATCAGGTAGCTATTGATTTATTTAATACTGCATTTGAAGTAGTATCTATAGCCTTTAACGATGTGGTCAAATTGTTTTCTAATAATATAAATCTTATAAGGGATTTTCTAAAAGCATTATTTGAAGACCCTATTGAAACAATAGGAAATTTTAAAGATGCAATAATTGATGGAGCTATCAATCGTTTCAAAGAATTGTTTGAAGCTCTTACTTTTGTGGCAAAAGGTATTGGTGATCTTTTTTTAGGTAATTTTTCTAATGCAATAGAGAACTTTAAACAAGCAGGAAAAGAAAGTGTTGATGCAATTACAGGTCAAGATAAAAGTTTTGAACAGGTAACGGAGACTGTAAAAAATTACACAACAGAAACTATAAAAAATGCAAAAGAAATAGTTAAAGCAAATAAAGAAGCAGCAAAGGCAGAAGCAATAAACAGAGGTTTGATTGAATCATTTGACATACAAGCAGAAAAACTAAGACAGACCAGAGACGAAGAAAGAAATACAATTGCAGACAGAATCCAAGCAAACAATGATTTAAAAGCAGTATTAGAAGAACAAGCAGAAACAATGAAAGCAAATGCACAGGCAGTTGTTGATGCAGCTCAAATACAGTTCGATAAAAACAATTCAGATGCAAACGCAATTGCACTTCAAGAAGCGAAAAACGAACTAATGGCAGTCGAAGCACAAGTAACAGGTTTTATGTCTGAACAAAAAATGAACGACTTAGCACTTGAAAGAGAAAGACTTGAACTTGAACAGTCTAATATAGATGCGACTGTAGAAAGGCAAAAACTCGAAAGAGACTTTACTGCCGAACAAATAGAAGACGATGTCTTACGTTTAGAGCAACAAAAGAAAAATATTGAAATTGAAAAAGAATTAGAACTTCAAAGATTACAAAATAAAAGAGATAGTTTTACAGAAGGTACACAAGCGTTTCAGGATGCAGAAAATGAAAGGTTAGCTTTTGTACAAGAAGCAGACCAAAGATTTTTAGAGTTAGACAAAGAACTTTCTGATGCTAAAGTAAAAGTGCAAGAAAAAGAAAATGCAGATAAAAAGAAACTTGTAGAAGAAAATGCAGTAAATGTTACGAATGCACTCGGACAAGTAGCAGGTATCGTTGGTGCTAATTCTAAATTCGGAAAAGGTATTGCAGTTGTAAGCGCAATCAGAGACACTTATGCAGGTGCAAATAAAGCATTAGCACAGGGAGGTATTTTTGGTATTATACAGGCAGTAGCAATAATTGCAGCAGGTCTTGCAAACGTCAAAAACATAACAGCAACAGAAGACCCACCAACACCAAGTTTTGCAAGTGGAGGAGGTGTAGGAGGTTCAGGCGTTTCAATACCTACACCACAAGCACCTGCATTTAATATTGTAGGAAGCGATCCACAAAACCAATTAGCACAAACCTTAGCCGAAACTACTGGTAAACCTGTAAAAGCATTTGTAGTTGCAGGTGATGTATCTACAGCACAGAGTTTAGACAGAAACATAATTCAAGAAAGCGCACTTGGATAAACAAAATGATAAAATAAAAACGATATATAATTATGAAGATAGTCGAATTAATTTTAGGAGACGATGAAGATTTGGCAGGAATAGAAGCTATAAGCATCGTTGAAAATCCTGCAATTGAAGAAGATTTTGTCGCACTTAAAAACGAACAAGTCATACAACTTGCAGAAGTTGACAAAGAAAAGAAAATACTTTTAGGTGCGTTACTGATTCCAAATAAACCTATATTCAGAAAAAGTGGAGACGAAGAATATTACATATATTTTTCAAGGAATACTGTAAGAAAAGCGTCACAGATATATTTACAAAAAGGCAATCAAAACAACTCTACACTAGAACACAAACATACTTTAAAGGGTTTATCACTTGTTGAATCTTGGATAGTAGAAGACCCTAAAAAAGATAAAATAGCTTTGTATGGTTTGGACTATCCTGTGGGGACTTGGGTCGGTGCAGTAAAAGTAAATAACGATCAAGTCTGGGATGAATATGTGAAAACAGGAAAAGTCAAAGGTTTTAGTATTGAAGGTTATTTCGCAGACAAAGCCGATAGACCTAAAGACCAAACAATAAACGACCTTGCAAAAATAGAAGAAGAAGAAGCACAAGAACTTTTATCACAAGTAAAAGGTATAATAAGAAACGATAAACGATACAAAAAAGGTAACAGACTAATATTTGAAAGTTTTAGTGATTATCCTGATGCAGTAAAGAACAATGCAAAAAAAGGTATTGATCTTAATAAAAAAGTTAATAATCGTTGTGCAACAGACGTAGGTAAAATAAGAGCGCAACAATTAGCACAAGGTAAACCGATTTCTGAACAGACTGTTTCAAGAATGTATTCATTTTTATCACGTGCAGAAGAATACTACAAACCAGAAGACAAGGAAGCTTGTGGAACGATCTCATATTTACTTTGGGGAGGTCTTGCAGGTAAAAGATATGCAGAAAGAAAACTTAAAGAACTTGGCAAACTAGAATTGTATAGTGAAAAAGTAAATGATGACTTTGCAATAATTAATGATAGGCTTGGATATGCAACAAAAGAAATGGCTGAGAAAATTGCTAAAGACATAGGTTGTAATGGTATTCATACACACGATTTTGAAGATCAAATATGGTATATGCCTTGCGAGAAACACGCTTTAAATGAAGAAGAATTTAGAAAATATAAATGTCCTAAAGGTTATAGAAAAGACTACCAAAAACACAAGTGTGTAAAAATGGCAGAGATAGGAGAAAGAGGTGGAATCAGAAAAAGTCCTAAAGCACCTAAGTCAGGCACACCAAATCCAAATCCAAAAGGTCAAGGAACTGCAAAAGGTGATGCAAGTACAAGTAGGGGTGCAAAGGTAAGTAAGAAAGATGAAGCATCACTTCAAAAAAAATCAGATGACTTCAATGAAAGGTACAAAAAGAAACTAGGATATGGCGTAACTATAGGACAATTAAAGGCAGTATTTCAAAGAGGTTTAGGTGCGTTTAATGTATCTCATAGTCCAAGAATACAATCACCTTCAGCTTGGGCACAGGCACGAGTAAATGCCTATTTATATTTAGTAAGAAACGGAAGACCACAGAATCCTAAATACACAGGTGACTTTGATCTTCTACCAAAAGGACATCCAAAAAGTAATAAAAAATAAAAAGATATGAATACATTAAAAAAAGTTTTATATAATTTGTCAAAAAAAGGTAAAACAAATTTAAAGTCAAAGAAAGTAGAATTAGGCTTAGTAGATGAATTAAAACAAGAAATTTCTACAATTGAAAAAAAAGTTACAAATCAAAAAACACTTTACAAAAATACAGAAAGAGAATACAATGTATATATAAAACTCTTAAAAGAAGCAGTTGATGCAGAAGCAAAAAAACAAAAACAACTCAAATCTTCGTCTTCGTTATTTCGTTTTGCAACCAAAGAAGCTCGAGACATTAAAAGTCTTATTAAAAATGCACAAAAGAAGGCAGTTAAAACAGAAAATTCACTAAAAGAATTAGGATTAGATACAAACTTACCTGAAATAAATAAATTAAAACAATTAAATTCAGAAATGAAATCTATGGATTTTGGTTTTAGAGACGAGTTACCCTTTTAAAAAATGATAAACAAAAACTACATACCAAGTTATTCAAGTCCAAAAGGTGGGCGTAGGGCGTGTTTATGCAAAGACGAACTAACTTATAAAATAGAATGTTGTACAGGCGAATTACACGCTCAAGGCATAGGAAATATTACAAGAATAACCTAAAAATGCAAAATTAATTTTAAAATCCGATATATTATTATGAAAGCTACAGAAATGTTAAATCAAGTAAAAAATCTATTAGGAGTAGAGCTGACTGACGTACAGTTGGCAGAACTCAAACTACAAAACGGGACAGTATTAGAAGCTGAAAGTTTTGAATCAGGAAAAGAAGTTTTTATTAAAACTGAAGATGAAAATGTTGCACTTCCAGTTGGTGAATACGAACTAGAAGACAATCAAATCTTAGTCGTAGAAGAAGAAGGTGTTATTAAAGAAATCAAAGCACAAGAAGAAAAAGAAGATGAAGAAGAAGACAAAGAAGAAATGAGATATGTAACAAGGGAGGAGTTTAGAAAGGAAATGGACGAACTCAAAGATATGGTCAAAAAAATGATGAAACCAGAAGACAAAGACAAAGAAAATATGTCAAGTGAAGAAGTATCTTTAGCAGTTACGGAAGTTTTGAATGAAGAAGCACAACTAAAAGAAGAATTATCTAAACCAGCTTCTGAACCTATCAAACACAATCCTGAAGAAGAAAAAACTGTTAGCAGATTTAAGTTTGCACAGAACAGGAATAAATCTACTCTAGACAGAGTAATGGAAACTATAAGTAATAAATAAATTAATAAAATAAATAATTATGGCAGTATTAACTCACGTTAGTGACGATGTAATGAGAATTTTCGATGACTACGAAGTAGTTACAGCATCAGGCTCACTAAGTCTTGCAGATTCAGGAAAAGTATTTCAAATTTCTGGAACTGGATATACATTAACATTACCTGCACCTACAGCAGGATGGAAAGCAAAATTTATTGTATCAGCAGCATTTTCAACTGATTTCGTTGTACAAACCCCTGCAGATAACAGAGATGTTATGAATGGAGGAGTAATTGTAAACGGAGCAATCGTTGAAGCAGATGCAGTAGATAGAGTAACATTTGAAGATGATGCTGAAAGCATTGGCGATCACATTGAAATTCACTCGGATGGTACAAACTATTATCTAAGTGGAAACGGAAATGCAGCATCTTCTATAACAGTTGGAGAATTATAATAATTAAATAAATAAAAAAAGATATGGCTACTACTACTTCAATTACCACCAGTTACAGCGGAAGTTTCGCGGGTGATTACATCGCGGCATCACTTCTTTCAGGAGTGACTTTATCACAAGGTGGAGTGACTATTAAACCAAATATTAAATTCAAAGAGGTTTTGAAAAAACTTTCTATGGATTCAATACTTAAAGATGCGTCTTGTGATTTTGACCCATCTAGTAACGTAACTTTAACAGAAAGGATTCTTCAACCAGAAGAATTTCAAGTTAATTTACAATTATGTAAAAAAGATTTCAGACAAGACTGGGAAGCTCAGTCTATGGGATTCAGTCAATACGACAATTTGCCACCTAAGTTTTCAGACTTCTTAATAGCACAGGTTGCTGCAAAAGTTGCTGAGAAAGTAGAACAAAACATCTGGCAAGGTGCTACTGCAAATGCAGGTGAGTTCAACGGATTCCAAGCGTTACTTGCTGCAGATTCAGACGTTGTCGATGTATCTGGTACTACACTAAGTGCTTCAAACATCGTTGCAGAAATTAGTAAAGTTGTCGATGCAATTCCAAGTGGAGTTTACAATAAGGAAGACTTGAAAATCTATATTCCTACAAGTGCTGCTAAGTTTTATATTCAAGCACAAGCTGCATTAGGTTATAGAGAACTTTACAACGTTGGAAAAACTGAAATGAACTTCCAAGGCATACCATTATTTACTGCACCTGGTTTAGGAGCAGACAAAATGGTTGCAGCAGAGTCAGGTAACCTTTTCTTCGGCACAGGTCTTTTAAATGACTGGCAAGAAGTTAAGCTTATTGATATGGCAGATATTGATGGAAGTCAAAACGTAAGAGTTGTTTTAAGAGGATCGGCAGGTGTTCAGCACGGAATTGGTGCAGACATCGTATTGTATTCTTAATAATTGTTTAACATAAAAGGGTAGGTGGGTTTTGCCTACTTACCTTTTTTTTAAAAAAAATATATATGGCGTGTACACTTACAAAAGGACGTGAACTACCTTGTAAATCAGGTGTTGGTGGAATTAAGAGTATTACTTTTGCTGACTTTGGTACATTGGGTGCTTTGACTATTGCAAATGAAATGATTACTGATTTTGGAGGTTCACCGAGTTTTATGAAATTTGATGTAAAAGGCAACTCTACTATGGATACTACAGTAACATCAAGTAGAGAAAACGGAACTACTTTTTATGAAACATCTGTAGTTATGAATTTGATCTTCCAAGAAGAAAAAACACAGGCAGAGATAAAATTACTTGCAGTTTCAAGACCTCATATAATTGTTGAGGACTACAACGGAAACTTTAGACTTGTTGGAAAAGATCACGGATGTGAATTAACAACTGGTACATTTTCTAATGGAGCTGCGATGGGAGACCTATATGGGTATTCTCTAACATTTGTTTCACAAGAAACAGAAGCACCTGACTTTATTACAACTGCAGCATACAACGCAGAAAGTCAAGGAACTCAAATAGACGTAAATTAAGATTAGTTTGTTCTTGTTATTGGAAAAGGGGGTTTTATACCTCCTTTTTTTTTGGTTTATTACAAAATCACTATATTATTTCGATATATTAATATGAAAGTATTAACAACGAGCAGTTCTGCACAGACGTTTGATGTCATACCAAGAACTTATGTAGCGAGTTATACAATGAAACTTAGAGATACAAGCAAGAACGATGAAGTGTTTAGCTCTACTGTAAGTGCATCTGATAGTGGCAACTTTAAAAGAATATCTGCAACTATTAGTCCTGTACTTAAAGAGGGTAGATACTATGACCTTACTTTACTTAATGGAAGTGCAACAGTATATAGAGACAAAATATTCTGCACAGATCAGACAATAAATCAAAACAACAATAATTACTATGATATTAATTCTGGTCAATTTACCTTTGATGAAACAGCAGGGTCTCACGATAACGATTATATAATAGTATGAACGATTTACGAGTAATAAATTTAAGCAGTTACACAACACCTAAAGTAACAGAACAAAAAAACAGACAATGGATTGGGTACGGAGAAGACAATAACTATTTTAAGTATTTAATCGACAGATACAACGGAAGTCCTACCAACAATGCAATTATAAACGCTGTTTCTGCAATGATTTATGGAAAAGGATTAGATGCTACCGATTCAAATAAAAAGCCTGACCAGTACGCTAAAATGGTTTCTTTGTTTAACAAGGACTGTACAAGAAAACTTTGTTATGATCTGAAACTAATGGGTCAATGTTCTATGCAAGTTATATATTCAAAGGATAGAAAAACAATAGCACAGATAGAACACTTTCCTGTAGAAACTTTAAGAGCAGAAAAAGCAAACGAAAAAGGAGACATAGAAGCTTATTATTACTTTTCAGATTGGTCAAAATACAAATCTACAAGCAAAGCAAAAAGAATACCTGCATTTGGAATGAGTAATGAATCTATAGAAATACTTTATGTTAAACCATACAGAGCAGGTTTTTATTATTATAGTCCTGTAGATTATCAAGGTGGGTTACAGTACAGCGAATTAGAAGAAGAAGTAGGAAACTTTCATCTTAACAATATTATGAATGGTATGTCTCCAAGTATGTTAATTAATTTTAATAATGGTACACCTACGGAAGAAGAAAGAGAAAGAATAGAACATCGTATTATGCAAAAGTTTTCTGGCAGTAGTAATGCAGGTAAGTTTATACTTGCATTTAATGATAATGCAGATACACAAGCAAGTATTGACCCAGTACAATTATCAGATGCACATCAACAATATCAGTTTCTTAGTGAAGAAAGCACAAGAAAAATAATGGTATCTCACAGAATTGTATCACCGATGCTTATAGGAATCAAAGATCAATCAGGACTTGGAAACAATGCAGACGAACTTAAAACTGCATCTATATTACTTGACAATACAGTTATTAGACCATTTCAACATTTACTTATAGATGCTTTCGATCAAATACTTGCATATAATAAAATATCACTAAATCTATATTTTAAAACTCTACAACCATTAGAATTTACCGACCTAACAAATGTAGAAGACGAAGAAACAAAAGAAGAAGAAACAGGTGTAAAACTTAGCGAAGAAGTATGTAATCATAATCATTTTAATTTTAGTGAAGACGAAATGAATACTATTGCTGACGATATTATTGCAAAAGGTGAAGATATAGACGATGACTGGGAACTTATAAATGAAACACCTGCATTACAAGACGAAAGTGAAATAAAAAACTATTTTGAATTTGCAAGGGTTGTAAGTGGAGATGCAAGAAAAAAAGATGAACAAGATACAAGTCTATTTAGAATAAGGTATAAATATACAGCAGGTAGATCAACAAAAGGAGAATCAAGGGAGTTTTGCAAAAAAATGTTAGCTGCCAATAAAGTTTATAGAATGGAAGACCTAAACAAACAAAGTACAGCTAATAGCGAATTAGCACCAAGGGGTGAGAACAGTTATAACATCTGGTTGTACAAAGGAGGGGTTAATTGCAGTCATTATTGGATGCGACAAATATATCTTAAAAAAGGAAACAAAAAAATATCAGTAGGTAGAGCAAGAAGCATAATTAGTGCTTTACCAAGAAACGAAAGAAAAGATGCAAGATTTGTAACAAATCCACCAGAGGTTTCACAAATTGCATCTGCAAGAAATAATTATTGGAGAAAAAATTAAAATGGCAACAGCATTATTCATAAAACCGATTGACTTAAAAAGAAACTCTATAATTGACGGAAACGTAGATGTTGACCACTTCCTTGGCTTTCTAAAGATCGCACAGGAAATACACATTAGAAACTATCTAGGGACGGATTTATACAATAAAATAAGTACAGACATACTTGGAACTGGAGGTGCATCACTTACAGGCAATTATTTAAACCTTGTAAACGACTATATACAACCTATGTTAATACACTTCGCTATGGTTGACTATTTGCCTTTTGCAAGTTACAGACTAAAGAACGGAGGACTTAGTAAACCAACAAGTGAAAATAGTGAATCGGTTACAAAAGAAGAAGTAGATTACTTAGTACAAAAGCATAGAAACATTGCAGAATATTATACAACAAGGTTTATAGACTATATGAGTTTCAATCAAAGTCTGTTTCCAGAATATAACACAAATACAAATGATGATATACATCCTGATAAAGATGCACTTTTCAATGGTTGGGTATTATGAAGTACAAGGTTAAGAAAAAAAATATTGACAAATTATTAACATATTTAAAGAGTAATGGCAACATTAACAAACACACAAATATCGGTAACGTATGTAGGGCTATTAAAGACAAGTGCTAGTACAGTACTAAGTTCTACTGCTCAACAAATCACAGATGGTTCAGGTAACAATAGTGTGCTATTTTTATCTACAGCAGGTGTTGGTATCGGTGGTGCAGCGAGTTCAGGGATTGAATTTGAAGTTACAGGTAATGCAAAAATAACAGGTGATCTTATTGTTGACAACTTAACTTTAGATGCTTCTACAATCACATCGTCAGGTACAGAAAATATTACTTTAGATTCAGGTGGTGCAATAATACTTGATGCAGAAAGTGGTGGCATAAACTTTAATGATAGTGGAACTACTATAGGTGGTTTAACACTATCTTCAAACGATTTAGAAATAAGATCAATACAAAACGACAAAGATATTATTTTTAAAGGTATAGATGGCTCGTCAGCAGTAACTGCACTTACTCTAGATATGTCTGATGCAGGTAAGGCTTTATTTAATGCAGGTGCAACTTTTGGTGGGTCGATAACTTCAAATAGTGGGATTGTAATTGATAATATAACAATAGACGGAACTGAGATTGATTTAAGTTCAGGTGATTTGACTTTGGATGTTGCAGGTGATATTATACTAGATGCAGGTGGTGGTGATATAAATTTAAAAGACGATGGAACTGACTTTGGGTCATTAACAAATTCTTCTGGTAATCTTATTATTAAATCAGGTACAACGACGATGTTAACTGGAAGTGGTGCTGATGCCACGTTTGCTGGAAAAATATCATCTGTTAAAGAATTGATAAATGTTAATTCAGCAAATGAAACAAAATCAGGGGGGTTTGAAGTTCAAGATGATGGTGATTTATTTATTGGTACTGCAACAACAGCTGGGAATATAGTTTTTGAAACAGGTAATACTACAAATGGTTTACCAAGTACAGGCACGGCTAGATTAACTTTAAATTCAACATCAGCTACGTTTGCAGGGGATGTATCAATAAATATAAATACAAAAATTGGTGAAATTTCTGGTTACAATGGTGTTACTTTAAATGGTACTTTAGACATAAATGATTATAACTTCTTATCAAGAAGTTCCGATAAACATCTGTTTATAAATAGACCAAGTAGTGCAGACATATCTTTTAGAGAAAACAATTCTGACCAAGTTGTTATTAAATCAGGTGGTAATGTTTTAGTTGGTAAAACAGCAGCAAATAATGCAACTGTTGGGCATCAATTAATGGCTGCTGGTGACTTAAATTCAACTGTTAATGGTGATACAGTCGCAAGATTAAATAGATTGACAAGTGACGGTGAAATTTTAAGATTACAAAAAGATACAAGCACAGTTGGAAGTATTGGCTCAACAACTAGTCACCTTTCAGGTAGCTTAGCAATCGGAACGACTTCGACTGAATGTAAATTAACTGTTGCAAGTTCAGGAAGTGGAGGTGCAAATCCAAGCAGTATTTCTGGAAGCACTGTAGCAACTTTTAGAAGAACAGGTGGTGTAAGTCATAATGCAAATATTTCAATATTAGCTGGAACTACTGGCGCAAGTACACTTATGTTTGGTGACAGAGATGATGAAGATGCTGGAAAAATTTCCTATGACCATAATACTGGTTCAATGATATTCACTACTGAAACATCTGAAAGAATGCGTATAGACAGTTCTGGATTCGTAGGAATTGGAGAATCAAGTCCTGATAATTTATTGACATTGAAAGGTACAGCAGGAACAACACACCAAAGGTTTAAAGAAGCAAGTACAACTATTGGTTTTATTGGTGGTGCAAATGGTATTATATCATCACACAATGGCAAAATGGCAGTTAGGGCTGAATCAGGTTTAGTGTTAAGTAGTCAAGGAAATGCAGCCGATTTAGTAATTAGTTCTGGTGTCTCTACGTTTGGTGGTAATATAGAAATTAATTCATCAAGTACTGCTTCAAGTGGCGATATTGATAAAATAGTATTTAAAAAAGCACATACATCAGGTGTTTCATCTGGCTTTTATGATATGGGAGAAATAAGGTCTTTTACTTCTAATGGATTTGCTGGAGGGTTAGATTTTTATTTCGGTAAAAGCACAGGTGGTGGTAATTATGCAAGTACCTTTGGTATGAGGTTGAGCGAAACTGGTTTATTAGGAATTAACGGAACACCAATTAGATTGCTAGATGTTGTGTTTAATTCAGCAGGTTCAAGAAGATTACTTGCTAGTTTTGATGATAGTATTATTTCGATACACGCTGCAAATGCAAGTGCAAATCCAGAATCATTCAGATTAATAGGCGATAATATAAGATTTAATACTGGAACCTCTGGAAGTGGGAGTGAAGCTATGAGGGTAAATAATGCTGGTGATGTACTTTTTGGTACTACAAGTAGAGGTCAAACTCACGCTTATTTTGAAAAGTTTGCTAATGATAGAATGATTTTAAGCATAGGTAGTTCATCAACATCATCAATGGAACTTGTTGCCTTTAGAGATTCAACAAATGGTACTGTTGGGCAAGTTGTAAGTAACGCTGGAGGTGTTTCATTTAATAGTATATCCGATTACAGATTAAAAGAAAATATAGTTTTAATGTCTGATTCTTTAGATAGGATTAGTAAATTGAAACCATCTAAATTTAATTTTAAAACAATGAAAGACAATACTGTTGAGGGCTTTATTGCACACGAATTGCAAGAGTTTTGCCCACAGGCAGTATCAGGTGAAAAAGACAAAGTAAACGACAAAGGTGAACCAGAATATCAGTTTGTGGACAATAGCAAATTAGTGCCATTATTAGTTGGTGCAATACAGGAACTTAAAAAAGAAATAGAAATACTTAAAAATAAATAATTATGGCTAATACTTACAGTTGGAAAATAAATGAATTAAACACTAAAATCAAGCACGATAAAAAAAGTAATGTAGTATATAACGTAAGTTGGTCTTACATCGCTAAGGACGATTCTGAGACGCCTTATATCGCAAGTTCTTATGGTACTTACGGAGTGGAATATAACAAAAGTAATTTTATTACGTTTTCTAAGCTAACAAAAGAAGATGTAGTAGGATGGCTTGAAAAAGGTTTAGATGTTGATTCAATGAAACAAAATCTAGATAATCAAATTGAATTACAAAAAAATCCTGTAGAAAATAATATCAATCCGAATTGGGATTAATTATATTTGTAAAAAAAATATATTATGAAAAATTTAGAAAAAAGTGAACACGATTTTATAAAAGGTATTTTACAAGATAACAGTCAAAATTATATAAGTATTGGACAAGATCAAGAAAGTATCAAAATTTTAGAAGCAAGAATAAACAATACAATAAATAAAAATTTAGAAAATAAAAAAGACCTTGACAAGTATTTAAAAAACTTAGAATCGAAGTATGGTAAAATAAACATCAATATGGAAGATGGGTCTTATGAGGAGTTAAAAGAATAATAATAATAATAATGGCAACAAAGATAGGAGAAGATACAAATGTACAGCTCGACTTAAAAACTATTGGAATGATAATAGTGGGTACTATATCACTTGCGAGTATGTGGTTTACTTTGCAGTCTGATATAGATGCACTTAGAACAAAAGTAGAAAGTTTTAGTGGAGATGAATTTGTACAAAAAATGGAGTTTCAACTCAAAGATGAGCTAATACGATCAACGATAGTTCAAATTGATAAATCAACAAAAGATTTAAAAGATGACATTGAGGAGAACAAAGAAGCCATTAAAAAAAATAGTGAGAAAATTTATGAAAACAAAAGAAGATGAAAAATTTAATGTATGTCCTTTTTGTGTTATTTGTATTTGTACAAAGTAATGCACAAAATTTAACATTATTGCATATCAATGCTAAGTGGAATCAGTCAAATGATTACAATTTAAGAGGTATTGAAAACGCTAAAATACAGATGGCTTTTTTGGAAGATCAGATTCCTTCAATTAAGTCACAGATTAAATCTGTACCTACTATTATACTTTTAGATAGAAATGGTAAACCTAGAGGACAATGGAAAGCAGATTTAACTTTTAAGATAA